ATAGGTGATGCTGGTGTTGTGTCGCCTGAAACTACAATATGATACCAAGCGGATGGATCACGAAGCACCTGTGTCGTAACATACTCTACGGTAGTTGTATTGCTATGAATTACGGTAAACGATAATTTATCTGAAGAACCGAATCTTAAAGTAACCTGATCTGTATTTGCCGCACCAAAAACAAATATGTTTTGATTTGAGCCTAAATTCCCTCGCTTTACCCAACTGCTCCAAGTCCAAGTCTTGCGATTGCCTGCACTGCTTGGAGTTCTATCCATATAAGCAGGGCCACCATCCTCAAACCGCAACGACTGGTCGATGTCGTAGCCAGTCGCCTGACCCGATGCGCCAGCAAGTATGTTATTAAAAATGGGCATTACGAAAGATTAAGCGTTGCTACAGCGTGAATATTAGACGCATCTTTAATAACGTAATCAATCCTGTCAACAGCCGCCGCTGTCGTGGATAGTGTTGGCGCAGTGCCTCCTGCAAAATCCCAATCACTTCCCCAACTGGCTGTCCTTGATCCTGTGCCATCCTGAGTGATAAAGATACTTCCGCTCTGTCCTGCCGTGTCATTTGATGGATTTGCAAATGCCGCATTATGAGCAAGTGTTACACTAAAGTTGTTGCTGTTCGCCATATCAATAGTAATAGTTGTTGCTGAAGATAGCGCAGTTATTTCTCCGCGCTGTCCTGCTGTCCAAGTTTGAGCATCTGCTAGATCAGGTTTTGCATCTAACTGGGTTTGAATGTTAGATGTCACTCCATCAGTGTAGTTGAGTTCTGCTGTAGTAGCCGTTACTCCATCTATGATGTTTATCTCAGATGCGGTGGCGGTAACTCCATCCATGATATTTAGTTCAGAAGTTGTAGCAGTAACACCGTCCATAATATTCAATTCAGACGTACTGGCTGTAACTCCATCTAATATATTCATTTCTGCGCCACTAGAAGTGACAGCAGTTGTTCCAGAAAGACCTGAAAATTGAGTCTTTAAAACCGATTTTATAAGACGTAAATGGTCATCGCCTTCACTTACAGGGTCTGTCGCCGTTGGATTTGAACTATTTAATTGGCTAATGTAGGAGGCTGTTTCCAATCCCATTATTATTCTCCTAGGCTAATTCAAATATTCCAGTTGCACTAGGGGTAACTGTCAATGTGTTATCCTGTGCAAGAGTGAATTGAGAAGTTGTTAATTTAGAAAAGCAAACAAGTTTACCGCCTGCTTGGTATACAACCGCGTATTTAATATTAGGAACAGTTCCACCAGTAGCAGTCCAAGTAACAGCAGTAGAATCAAATCTGTACTTGTTAGTTGCAACAGATGCCCAAGTTCTGGACGTAACAGATGCGCCGCCAGTGGCGTAACCATTTCCGTTAGCAACTTCATTTCCTAATGATGCCTGAGTAGATAGAGCAACATTGTTTGCGTTAGCACTTGCCGCGCTAGTATGCAAAGCCATGTAAAAACCAGTACCAGTACCATCTAGGTCAAACTGGCCGTTTCCTAAATATTCTCTAAAACTATTATAAAAAGTCCATGCTGTAGCCGCCATTTAAGCCGCCTCCTTAAGTATTTCTGGATGTTTAATAATGTACGATATTAGTCCATCACCGTGAACGGACAGTTCGTAGTGATCTCCAGTTGTACTAACTAATTGTACAAACTCTTTTGCTTGTTGAAAATGGGCTACGGTACATCTAAATTTTCTATTTCCCAAAACAACTTCTATTTCCTGCTCTTCATCATTTTCTGGTTGTGAATATGCATGATGTTCATCCATGATACAACTATCAAAACCAAAAATTTCAAACTTACAAAATCCTAGCATTCTAAGCAAATGAATTGCTCTAAATGTAACAGTAGAACCTCCCATTACGGGGTAGTATTGACCATTATACTTTTCTTCTAACAAATGCTCGTTATCTGTATCACCCGCGCAATGCCATATATAAGTTTCATGGCTATAAAGTTTATCAAAAACGCTAGGATGACATTGAGAAGCAATGAAATATTTGCATTTATCTAATGTTGGCTCAACAAATCTTTTATTAAACTCTCTGCTGTCTAACATAATCATAGCAGAAGGATTTAATCCCCTATCTATACAAAATTTATAAGCACCGTTTAAAGCAACTACAGGGTATCCTTGATTTTTCTTCTTTTTTAAAAGATCAAATGTGTCATGTAAAGAAGGCCCTCCCGCAACTACACAAACAACTTTATCTGTCTGTGTTTCGTGTGGAATTATTTGAGGAAAATCTTTATCTATATTTGATTTTATATTGCTTGTTATATTTTCAGGAGTCTCGTTTAGAGAACATTTTATTTCTGAAATAATTTTTTTACTTTTAACCTCAACAGATGGAGGTTCGGAATATACTCCAATTTGTAGCATATTAAACACCAAAAATCATTCTAATTTCTAAACCTAAAGTATTTGTTGCAACCGCATCAACATCTATCCTAAGTACATCAGCAGTAGAAACAAGATTGTTTGCGCTTATAACATTAGGTGTTGCGGCAGTAGAAGAATCTTTTTCGTTTAAATCTATTGTTATAGGAGTTGAAAGAATGTCAACCCCATCTGTTAGATTATGTATTTGAACATTTGTTATAGAACCACCTGTTCCTACTGTATAAACATGCGCTTCTATAGATGTTAATCTTTTATTATTTAACGAAGATGGTATAGTTATGTGAGCAATTCCATTTCCTGTTACAGGAGCAATAGAATCATTTACACATTTTACTATTAAAGTTCGTTCAACAAAAGCAGTTATATTGTTTGGTATAATTGATTTTGCTGTTGTTGTAGAGTCATCATAAAAAAGAATTTTATCTACAGACGAATCTAATGAAGTTGCTACGCCTAAATTCGGTATGGCTTCCTGCTTATTTACGTCTAAACTTTGTAAATTAGAATCCATCTCATTATATGAAAGAGGGCTTCCTTTTGTTTGTCTTAATGTTAATGTAGTAGCCATTAAAATTCTATCCTGTATGTAGCGGTTATTCTATCCTCAGTATATCGCAAGTCGTATCTGTCAGACTGTAACCCTAGTTCATATCCGTTATCACTTATGTGGAACCTTACCGTTGGTTCTCGGTTTAACATCACGAACAGGGTTGCAACTGCGATGCCAGACACGACTAGTTCCTTTTCGTATTCCTGATACCACTCTTTCTTTTTCTTTCTCCGCTCTAGGGTCTGGCAAGATGAGCCTCCCCTTCCGTTTCCTGTTCCAACAACTCCCGCATACGAACAAGCAATGTCGCCAAGTCGTTTTGCCTCTGGACTCGTTCCGTTAAGGTGGTACTCAGATACGACAACTGGTTTTCCAAAGGAAAGAGCGTTTTCAATTTGTCGTCTGAACTGTTGTTCACTAATAGAAAATCCTGTTTGAAGGTAAATTATATCTGCGTCTACAATATACTCAGCCTGTACCCCCGGAGTTAGGTGCACCCCTATAGGCTTGTCTGTTTTCTTTCTGAGTTCCCTTATTAGAGTAGAAATCTCAGCAGGGCTATAATACTCATCGCACTCAAGACAAACAACGTAATGGCTAACAAGGTCATCCACCTCAGAAACAACCTTACTTTGATACTCAATCTGGTTGTTTAATCCTCTTGCATATAGTTCCGGACTGTCATCGCTTATGAGCCATATAACGGGTTTTTTCCCTAGCCCTTGTAGCCTTGACCTCCAATTACTTCCAACTCCATCTACAATTCCCCAGACCTTATCTGTATTTCTGGCTAGAATGTCTGCATGGGTGTCGTTAGATATGGCCCCTCTTACATCCGCTCTCCAAGCATCTGATCTGTCGTTAGATAGATAAGATAATGTAGATAATCTTTCTGTGTCTATAAGAAATGTAGATTTAAAATCAGCACTTGATACTGCGGTATACATTATTAAAAGAACAACAAAGACATAAAGCGCAACAACGCTCAATGACTTTAAGCAATCTTTTATGTAACCTTTCATCGCATAAGCGGGTTCGGATGTTTAGGCTCCCTACCTTTCATTTTTACAGGTCCGGGCAAAAACCATCCTAATACCATGGGAATTATAACTATAAGAATTAATAACCAACCGCCCATTTCGGCCATTGATCCAAGTAAACTCCAGAAGTTATCGGGGGCGCAGGAACCGTTAGCCATAGTAGTGCGGGATGAACCCATCCCCGCTGTCGCCACATCTGTTACAAAGGCAGTTGTCATGGCTCCCGCTATCGGTGCAATCGCACCCCCACTGAATACAGTCCCCGCAGTCGCACCCACTGCCGCTCCCGTTGCTACTATCCCCGCTTTTTTTATTGTCCCGCATCCTACGAGGAAACAACATCCGGCGACGGTGAACCATACATTACGGATAGTACGGCAAGACCCACCACTACTATCGCTATCACCCACTTTACTTTTGGGTTTAGGCTTTTGAATTTTTCCCACATATACATCTCCTATTGTTGATTACATCTTTAACATGACTAAGTATTTTGCTAGTTGTCTTTGTGAATATCACGGGAACAATAGCATGAACAAAAGCGGTACAGCAACCACCCAACATACAAACACTAATGTACATTGCTTTTCGTAAGTGTCGCAGATACGTTTCATTATTTTCCTTTAAGTGGTTCATTTAATTATAGAGGCTACTATCTCGTTACCTTCCCAATTAGTTTTAAGTTCTACTGTTCTATTCTCACAAGCGTACCTTGTCTTACCTTCCGCGCTATCCTTCCAGCCATTGCGCTTTAGTGTGCGCTTTACCTGTAAGCAACCACTCATTCCCATACGTTCCCATCCATCATCAGTTTCGTGATGGCCCATAAACTCTATAATAGAACCATTAAGATACAGGATAAGAATCATCATTGTTATTTTCATTCATGCACTCCGTTTCCGTTCGAGGCTTTTATCTCGCTTGTTTTATCCTTTAAGGCTTCAACATGACGTTCTAAATTTTCGATTCGTTGTTTGAAGAAGTCTAGAGTGAGTGCTTGCTGTTGGTCGTATGGAGCCTTTCCTGTTTCTATTATTACCTGTAATTTTGCAAACTCTTTTGCTAGATGCTCTAGCAACATGAACTGTTCAGCATCTGCGGGGAGTGCGCCGAGATCACCCCGAGGCCACTTTATGCGAAAATTTTCGTTTTGCTCTACAGACTTCTGCATTAGAATCTGATTCGTTTCTATTACATTCAATCTTTCTTGTAGGCCAAACCAAGCCCATGTGCCTATTGCAACAGCACTTGCTAGTCCAATTAAATTTCTAAGAGGAAGACCAACGCTTGTTTTATCTGATACCTCAATGTCACTCATTTGTTTAATAGACGCTTTTCAAGAGTATCTATCCTGTCAAGAATTCTATCTATATGAGTATCTAACTCAGCGCGGCTGACAGTCTGGGTAGCAAGGTCTGTTACTCTAGCGTGTAGCCTGTCTATCTGTGAGAATATTCTCTTAACTATCCATCCCCCAAGGAATAAGATGATGCCCATCAGAGCATCTACCATGAGGGACGGGTCCATTAGGTTTTCTCAGGGAACTGTGGTGACGGGTTAATACTAATAGCCATACCACTAGGGCTTTTGCCTGACCAAACTATACAAGCCTCCTCTCTAATTTTATTTTTCTTTGTTATAACTACAGTGGATTGAGTTCTATCTTTATTAACAAAGTATACCAATGTATTAGGCTCATCACCTTCTTTTAGATAACCCATCATCACTGGAGTCTCTTGAAACTCTATGGCTAACATATCCATAAGGTACTCAAATGAATCGGCGCAGTACAACTGCATCCTTACCTGAATAGGTTTAATACCAGCAGGAGGCAAAGGGCTTGGTGTCTCTTGCGCCATAACAGGAGATACAAGTAGTGCCAGTGCCAATATTAATTTATTCATGTCTCATTCTCGCAGTAACCTGCAACCCAATAATATGGCTGAACATAAGGAAAAACACCGAAAGGAAACTTTCTAGGCTGTTTCTCGTAAAAAGTTTTTCCGTTAGACATTCTATAAGCCACCCTTCTAGAGGAGTAACTTCTTCTGCCAACTTTTCTTGTTCTAGCCATTAGTAACGAGCCTCTGATGGTGGTTCAAGACTTCTGCCGCGATTATTACTTCTGGGAGGCATAGCATCCATATCGTATATACGAGACAAAGCATCTAAAAAATCAGGATGTATTGTAGGGAAAAGATTGTATTCGTTATCTTTAACCCATTTAGTTAGGTCATAAGTTTTTCTTTCTTCATCAATGCAAACTATTTTTTTTGAAATAAGAAAAGATTGCTTACGGTCTGTAAAATCTCTCTGGTATGAAGTAAGCATTTTATCATCAGTAGGGTAAGGGAAAAAGAATGAACCATCCTTAAGGTCTGGCTCTAGTCTTTGTATTCTGTCCCTCTTTGATTGAGAGCCTCCACCACCAACCCAATTTAATTCGTATATAGGAAAGTTACTTCCGTCAGCAGACATCATTGCTTTAAAATGTTCAATGTCGCTTTGTGCGCCGTACCTTTCATATCCTATCTTAACTTCACGAACTCCGGGCGCTCTTTTCCATTTACTTCGTAAACGTTTAAGAGTTTCCCATTTTTCAGAAAGAGTCATCCTATGGCAAGCGCCATCTAGAAGATACTTGTTAAAGTTAGCGTCTACACCTACTACTGCAAACGCTGTTCTATTCGACTCTTTCTTTTTTGAGTGAGCAGGGTCAACCATAATGTACACATTTAATGTGTATGGCCTGACCTCCCACTCTGTCCACCATTCCTGTTTAAACGAAACATCACTTCCAATAATTGGATTGAGTAATTGTTGACAGGCTACGGTGTAGGTAGATGTAGTTTTTTTAATTTCTTCCCAACGTTCTTTAGCAAGAAAAACTGGGTCACCATCCATCTGACCATTGTAAGTTGCGGGATGTATTCTAGGTTTAACTGCGGCTCTTTGTAGAATTGTTCCGTATGTGTCCCCGTATGCGTACCTAGTTCCCGCGTATTGGTATCTCGGATCATGTGTAGACCCAAGGTTTAAAGACAACTCCCATTGTGTTGTTGTCTTTTTAATTTGTTCTGGAGTAGTAATTGCATCTTGTACTACAACATCGTCATAAACAATAAGGGAAAAATGTCGTCCAGTAGGCTGACCATCGACAAGTCCATGTGCCTCGACTGTTTGCTCTTTAGGATTAGCAAACCTATTAACACAGATTCCTTCATTCTCTGCCCATTTGGGCGCTTGATGTTTTGGATTCTTCCAAAGTATATCTGGAAATAAATTCTGGAGTTTTTCATTAGACTCAAATTCCTGCATTACTTGTCTAAGGAACGGCTTTGCCTGTCTTGCGGAATAAGACAGTATTCCTATAGTAATGTCAGGATCACAAAGTATTTCCTGAACACATCCCAAAAACGTTATTATAGTAGACTTATAATGAAATCTGGCCCATAAGTCTAAGTGATTATCTTTGTTTGATTCGACTTCTCTGCATCTTTCATATATCCACTCATGCAACATATCATGGCGATTACAGATAAAAACACCAAGGTAAAACCTATCGCACTGAGCGAGAGTGCGAATAAAAGAATCATCAATATTAGGATCACGATGACATTCAGCGTATGCCTTAACGACTGAATCATAATCTGCTGATCTTGCCCACTCTGCTAACTTAAGAGCGGCATCAACATTTTTACCCTCTGCCAGTACTCTTTCGTTTATCTGCACTAGCATATTTTTTTGCTACCTTTACTGTAGGGCATTTACCTTTCGCTTTACTTCTTCCTTTAGGTGTGGCGCACATTGCCATAAACCTAGATTGTTTTTTTGTTTTACTCGGCACTAGGATTAAAAATATTAGTGTTTGAGTTTAGCAAAGAACTAGTGCCATAATTTAATGGAAGCACTGGAGCAACTTCTTCAGTCAATTCCTCATCAATAATAACAGGCCCATCTGATGTTGACCCAAACAATGATGGTCCTCCATCAACATTAGAGGCCTCAATAGTTTGGTCAGGAGTTGTATCATCAACAAAGCCTAACTCTATAGCCCTGTTCTCAAGAGCCTGAGCAAATGAAAGAGGGCCTACTCCCAGAACGGTTGCAAGTGCTTTTGCACCCCACCCTAATGCAGGGTTCTGTAAAGCCATATGTTTAGAGTACTGAGGAGATTCCTCAATGGCCTTTAGCGATCTAGTTAACTCTCTTATCTTGCCGTAATCTTTTTTAGATTTATTTTTTTCTTTAGTAAGTTGCTCTCTTAAGGATATTGCTTTCTTACCATACTCTGCCCAATTATTACGTTGCATATTCAAGTTGTAACTAAGGGCATTACCTTGATCGTCTACTGCTTTAGAGTAGCCGGGATCAGTAAGAGAAACACCGGGAGAAGGGGCAGTGGGGTCCATTGCGGTTCCGCTTAGACCAAAATCTGGATGCCCTTTAGGTTCTTGGTTTACTCCAGTAACGGGCGAGGAAGGATCAAATCCTAACATTCCTGTAAGGCCGCCCATTAAACCACTTAGGTTTGGCGCATCAAAACTTACCCCTCTAGCAGGGTTGCTTTCGTTGCG